GTTTCTATTACATGTTTAGCAGCTTTATTGTTAGTAATAATACCAAGTACACGTGCAGATGATAATGCTATAGCTTCATCACCAATTACATCAGCAATTCTCTGTGCAGTTTTTGGAACTTCTTTCTTCCATTGTGCAAATGGTTGTCCAGAAAATTTATACAATAATACTAACTCATTATTATCAAGTGAACTGTTCTCAATTGCATGAAATGCAACTACATGATTCTCAGAATCACTTGACTGAAACATGTTAATCAGATTTTTTAATTCATCTCTTGTCATTAGTCTTCAATTTTTAAGGTCTTAATAGCCCAGTCTTTAATTTCACCGGATGCAATCATATCTATCCATTCTTTTGCAGTAGGAATATATCCATTGCAATCTTCCTTAACATGTTGTTCTGCAACATATCTTGTATACACTCTTTTGTCATCAGAATTTATAATATAAAAACCATGACGTTTCTCACATTCAAATATACCTTCACTATGGTGACGGAACATTCTATGCTTACTATGACCTACCCATGCTTTGGTTTCATCAAACCAATTATGAATATGCATATAGTCTTCTGGTATACCACCAAACTTTCTAGCTGATGATACAGCATGTTGATATGGATGTGCCATTACTTATTTTTTATAATATCAATTACTTTTTGCCAGTATAATCTATTAGGCATATTAATACCATCTTTAAATGGTGCAAGAGCATGTATTTGTTCAGCAACCTTTATCGCTTCTTTTTTACCTTGCTCATCACCATATTTAGATGTATACTTACTGTATAATAATTCAGCTTTTTCTTTTTCAGAAATCATTACAATGTTTTTTGGATTAAAGAACCTTCATGAAAATAACTTTCAATTTGAGTAATTCTAATATCATTATAGATTTTGTATTTACCTGAAGGAATTAAAATACATACTGAACCATAACCACCCTCATTGTTCCACCAATCCTCAATATCATTAAGTAATTGTTCTTCAACAAAATTTGCTATATCAGAACTAAGACCAGAATCTAATTCTTGAAGATGTGATACATCTTGTCCCCATACTTCTATATCATTTATGTCATCAAAGGCGGCTTCTTCATCTTGATCCATTTTTTCTGTAGTATAAACTACATTTTCAATTGCACCAGAATCACCAGAGCCTTCATATTGTACCTTAATACCAGTAACTCCCAAGTCAGCTAATTTGACAAGGGTACCCATCATATTTATTTCATTCATACTATTTGATTTTGTAAAACCTGCCAAGAATATTGGCATTTAGATATTCTTCTTTTTCAAGCACTTCCCTTACAAATTGAAATTTAGTCTCATGATATGTTAACTCTGTCTTTGAGAAACATATTCTAACCATAAATCTCTTTATAGGTACTCCTGCTTTATGTGCATCCTGTAGCACTTGATTACTGCTGTAATAGTTTTGATAGTTAGTTTTACTAACAAAAGTGTATTTTGATGCCCTTTTGTCTGTCATTGCAGCAATAGCTTTCTTTCCCAGTTTCTTTTTAACTGTAGAATAAAAGTTCTTTTTACCAATATAACGGACTGCTTTACCATTAATGATTGCTTCCATTTCATAAATGAAACCTACAGCACCATCTGGAATTTTGCTGTCATTAAATACTTCACCTTTGTATAACCAACTCATACTGTTTGTTTTAATAAAGATAATAATTTATCTCTCACAGCTTCAATACCATGATCTCTGACAGAGTCTGATAAATCCTTAGACATGTCAAGTATTACATGTGGAATATTATACTTATCTTGATATCTCTGAGCAGCCTTTATACCAGGCTCATCATTATCAAACAGTACAATAATCTTAGAATACTTTTCTCTAAGTTTATTTATAATAGATTCTCCAATCATTGTATTCTCACTGTCGGGAGCAATACATTCTATATTACCAATACCAAGCTTCTTAAAAGACATAAGATCTTTAAGTGAAGAAACAATTAGTAGGTACTTGGAATCATATTGCAGTTGATCCATACCCTGTGTATAGTTCTGGATCTTAATGAACTTCTTCTCTGGGACTTTAGGCATGTAAATCTTATATAACTCACCATCTTGTCTAAAATAACCATAGACATAGGGTCTTGCAAACTTATAAGATGTTATACTACCATCAACTTCAGTCTTTTCCATAGTAAAGAATTCTAATGGAATAACATTGTATCTCTCCAGTATTACTGAAGAAATCCTAAAACTCATCCAAAACTTAGAGTCTTGGGAATTCCAATGTCTCATTTGAAAATCTGTTACCTTGAACTTATCATGAAATTGTATAGGTCCTCTTTCTGCAGGTGCATTATATTTTAGATACTCTTGATAGTCATGTAGTATTCTATTAACTGCTTTGAATCTTGTATCATAGTTAAATAAACATTTGACAAGTTCAATTTGATCACCTTGAAAGCCAGAAGAGAAATCTTTAAACTTATAGCAATCCCCATTGCGATAGATAAACATGCTTGGAACTTTATCCTTTACATTAAATGCAGATAGCATTTTTATATCCTGACCAATGAGTTTTTCTTTTAAGTTTAGATAATATTCAAATACCCATTCTCTGGGTACATCCTGTAAATCAGATACTAAGTTCTTTGTTGAAATCATAACCAATAAAAATAAAGGGGGGAGGCTCCTGATTTAGTTAGAAATCTCTGTTATACATTAATTTATTACTAACTCCCCCCTATTATCTAGGTAGTAGTTAGTCTAAACTAAAGTCAGAAGATGATTTTGGTTTTAAAAATACATCATCATCATCCCCAAAGGACTTAACTTCTTTAACTTCTAATTTTTTGAGATGCTTGGTTTCATCATAAGGTATAACAACACCGCCTTCAACAGCTCCAAATGCATACTTTTTACCTTCTGCTTTTGGTAACCACATATCATAGTTAGTATAACCAGTTTTACCTTCATACTCTTTACCAGCAACACAGAACTCAAGATATTTACCTCTGAAATCTGCTGTTTTATTGAATGCTTTAACAAAGTCTTCAATTGTTTCATGCTGACCATCTTGTTCAAGGAACCAAGAATCTAATTCCATAGTATGGGCAAGAGTTCTTAAGAAGATCAAGATAGATCTATCTCTTTGAATCTTAACACCAGACTTGGTCTCACCGTCAGCAAATGCATATTGGCTTGCTTTTACTCTACCAATCTGACCCGCATATCTTCCTTTGCTTTCATCATCTTTATCAATCATAAAGCCCTCAAAACCTTCAATAGGTTGAGTCTCTACATGCATCATAAGATGATATGCACCAGGAATAAACTTGAATTCCTCAAGTTCAATGCTATTAATTTTCAATACATGATTACCTGGAGTAATTGTTTTTGGTAGTCCTGAGCCTGCTGTGCCCAAATCAGTTGTGCTTAATGCCATTTTTCTTTGTTTTTAATAATTAAATAAATACTTTGTCCCAATGGAACTCAAGTTCTCCTTTTTCATTTGATTCTGTAACTATAATCTCTTCATTTCTGAGATGCTCTGGTCTTGCACCGCAAGTAACTTCCTCATTTGTCTTGAAAGACAAAATAGTTTTATTACCCTTTCTATACATATAACCAATTGCATCAGCATTAGCACAGATTAAAGATTTAATTTTACCTGTCAAATCAATATTTGCAGCCAAAACCATTTCACCCTTATCATCTACCTGTTTGTCCTTAATATGACCAGATAAAATAATATGGGGAGCTAATGTATCAATAAAATCTAAAACTTGAAAGAAAGCTTGTCTTAAATATAAATATCCTGCACCATTAGGTAAGGATAAGACATTATCTCCATCATAGTTTTTACCCATGCTTGTATTCTTGTAAAGCTTGATAGCCAAAGGCATAACCATATCTTCTAATGCAGTTACAGTATCAATTGTAACATACTTATATGGATTACCTGCAGCCTTAATAGCCTTACCAGCATCAAGTAACTCTTGCAAGCTTGTAATCTTTACTTTAAGAGCTTCTACATAATCAGCACCATTCTCTAAATCAAGAATTAAATTGTCTTCTAGGCCAGCAAATGCTGTTGTTTTACCTGTCTTAGGCTTTGAATAGATTACTAATCTTTTTGGATTAACTCTTTCAGCCTTAACCTTTTTAGTTGGAAGTACTATACTCATTTTATCTTAGTTGCTAGTTTTTGAAATTCTGATGCAATTCTTAGAAGAATATCAGAAGCTGTTTCTTCTTCATCTAAGCTTACATCTTTAAGCTTTGGAATGAATTCATCTTCAAAATCTGGAAATACAGAAAGACTTACTTGCTCTTTAGGAGCTTCAGCTTTTCTTTTCTCATAAAGATTTTGAGTAATCTCAGAACCGTCAGGCATAACAACCATTAACTCAGACAATGGAATTGTATAAGCAAAATAGTTTTCTCCCATAGAGTTTGTACCTTCTTTTACATCATACTCTTCTGCAAAATAAGGATTATGTTTGTACTTGAAAAGAGGTCTATCTTCAAAAGCTGGTTCAACACCAATCTCTTTACCAGATGCATCTCTATTGACTTCAATAAACTCAATATAAATGTCTTCTCCTCTTTTTAACTCACCTTCAAATAACTGCACTTGTCTACCAAACTTACCTTTCTGAAAGAAAGCAGTCTTAATAGCAAAGAATGGATCAGTTACCTGAGCTTTACGGAATTTGTCCATGTGATGGGCAAAGAATTCCTTTTCTTTTTCTTTTCTACTCATACTTAAATTTTAATTGTTTTACCTGCCATTG